GTGGTGGTTCAGGTGTAGTAATTGTTAGATATTTGAAAACGGCGGTATAACTATGAGCCATTGGGCAGAAGTCGATAGCAATAATATAGTTTTAAGAGTAACTGTAGGCAATAATAATGATCCTGCAGGCGATGAAGGCTATCAATGGTTAATAGATAACCTTGGTGGTACTTGGATTAAAACTTCAATTAATGCAACTATCCGCGGCAAGTTTGCCGGTATTGGTGATTATTATGATCCCCAAAATGACGTATTTGTAAGCCCAGATAACTAATGCTTACATCATCTAACGGCTGGGTAGCCTCTAAAAACCCTGATGAAATAGGGATTAAGAGCTACCTAGTACCCGGCACAAAGCTAAAGATTAGGTGCGCTGAAGATGTCGCTCCCCTATTAACTACCTTTGCTGCAGAATTTAATGAGCACGTGGAAGCGATTGATGGCGGTGCTTTAGATGATTGGGGTTACTGTTTTCGGAATGTTCGTGGTACTACCGACAAACTAAGTAATCACTCATCCGGCACCGCTATCGATCTAAATGCAACAAAGCATCCTTTAGGCCATGCCGGTACTTTTAGTGTTATGCAGATAGTTTTAATTCAGGCTCTTTGTAAGAAATACGGTATTAAATGGGGTGGAGATTACACCGGGCGTAAAGATGAAATGCACTTCGAAATAGATTTAACGCCTGCAAAATCTGCAGCGTTAATAATCAAGTTAGGACTAAAACATGAAGTATAAGCAAATGTTTTTATCATGGCTTAGGGCTTCGCTAGCTTCGGCTGGCGCTTTATACATGGCAGGTACTACAGATGTTAAAACTCTGGGTTATGCCGCTATCGCTGGATTTATAGGACCAGTACTTAAATGGCTAGACACCTCAGCTGTTGAGTTTGGCCGTACTAAATAAATGAACGCTTCGGATTGGGCTGGTATAGCTGTAGCTGTATGCACTCTTACCGTTTCCTATATCAGCTCGATCCGATGGTTAGTAAAGCATTACTTAGTAGAGCTTAGAGAAAATGGCGGTGGCAGTATTAAAGACACCGTTACCAGATTAGAAGAAAAGGTAGAGATCCTTTACGAAATGATGCTCCACCGCGATTAGAGCTTCTTATTCTGAAAGAATAGATCACGCTCAGCTTTACGTGTTGCCCAAGTTTTACGGCCTATCTCCATTTTAAGCGTAGGCGCTGGTCTTTTCTCTTTAGATATTTCAGCTGCTACTAGATCTCTGGTAACTAGCTCTACGATGCTTGGATGAATCGCTACCCTAGATGATGGGCTTTTAAGCCAATCCTCATTTAGCATATAAAGATCGTACGCTCTAGTAACTTGTGCGAGAAGAGCTGGAATCTGATCGCCGTTTATTGTGATCTCAAACTTCTTCACGTTAGCCTGTTGCCTATCGCCCGGCTCACTTTGGCTCATTACTAGCAATAGATCGCCCGGGTTGATTACTTCATCCGACTCACCAAAGACATAAGCCACCATCTTTGACTTAAAATTTACCTCAGATGTAGCCCTTATTCGGCCTGAACTGTTCATTTATTTATCCAATGGCTTATGCCTACGGCGTGGCTACCTTGACCAGTGTCAGTGGCTGGGATTACCCTGAGTGAGTTGAATCATAGGGATTCAACAAACCGCTAGACAAGGGTCCAGAAATGGATTTTTGAGCTCTAATGTAGATTACCGGCGATATCAGGTTTAGACCCCTGATAATTTTTTATCGCTTTCAATCTACATTATGTAAAGTAATTATCGGCACTTTACACGCTCATCTTTTCACTTCTTAACCCTTGTCCATGAGGTTACATGGAAAGGGCTACTTAACATGGACATATATGCAGTGCTAGCACTCATATTAATCACATTCGTAACTTCTTATTATCTGGGTTATCGCGAAGGCCGAGAAGATGGCTTAGCACTATCTCTTAAATGGCGCCGCGCTCAGGAAAAGGCTGGGCGATAATGGGAAAAAAACCTACAGCTATAAAGGTTGAAATCTTAAAGCCTGAGAAGGATCGCTACTGCGATCACTGCAAAGCCCAATGGGGAAAAGTAAAGGACAAGCACACCAAAGAAACCGTCTGGCATGATAAAGCGCGCATCCCAGCTAGTGTCCTTGTCGTTAGTTACTACGCAACAGGAAAGATCGAACGCGCCTACTGCTCAGAGTGCCGAGATTATAACTCTCGATGGCCCGATGGCAGTATTTGGCCCCTTGCAGAGCAGGCTAGTTACTTCAAGGTGGCCACAAATGGCTAATTTTCTTGATAACTACATGACAGCTGAAGAACGTATCGAACTCTTTGCAGCTGCTAATCCAGACTTTCGGATGGAATCATCTTTCGAAGTTAAAGAAGGTTTTGTTTTTGTCTTAGTCAAACTTTACCGGACTTGGGCAGATGCTACTCCTTGGGTTACTGGCTTAGCTGGTGAATCTTTAAAAACTGCTTATGCTATCGAAAAGGCAGAAACGTCGGCCTATGCAAGGTGCATAACTAACACTGGTGATCCTAAATTCTCAACTATGAAGGATGGCACAAAGGCTCCACGTGCTAATAGGGCTGAGATGGAAACTGTCAGTTTTACAGTGTCAGAAGTTAGTGGCTCTGAATCTTTGGGTACTTCACTTGAATTAATTAAAGATAAATTAGGTGCTACTGAATTAGAAGAAGCTCCTATTTGTAACCATGGCCACATGATTCTTAAATCTGGTACCGCGAAAAGTACCGGGAAAGAATGGCGCGGTTATATGTGTACAGAGCGAGTTAAAGCTAACCAATGCTCCCCTATCTGGCAGAAATCAACAGCTATGGGCGATTGGTACACACCTAAAGCTGATATGGCAGATCATTTATGAGTTACGCCGAAATCGTTAGAGATGGGCTAATTACTCGGATCAATGATGACGGCTCAATGACCACTACCCCAGCCCGGAAGTGTGATAAGTGTTTTAAGGATCGCCTAGAAATAGGCGGTCGCACTTATGACTGGCCAGACGGCGGCTGGGATTGGTGGTGTGCTGAGTGCATCAAATAATCAAAGTAATTCTGGACTACTCACAAGAAGTACAAGCTCACAAGGTCGGCTTTCAGCGGATTATTAATATCCAAGGTAAGGCCGACCACTCCAGCCGTAATAACAAATCACTTAACTTCCATGAATACGTAGGAGAAGTAAGCGAATCGGTAGGAGCTGAGATAGCTGTAGCTGAGTATTTAGGGATTAAAAACTTCGAGCCTACGATTGACACCTTTAAAACTGAGGCTGATATAGGCACAAATATAGAGGTTAAGTGGACTAAATACACCGATGGTAGCGCCATAGTTAGTCCTACTGACCGGCTAAATGATGTTATCTGCCTAGTAGTAGGTAAATCACCTGTCTATTACATAGCAGGCTGGATACCGGTAGCTATGGCTCGAAAGTCTAAATACGTTAAAGAGGATGGCTCTCACTGGATAAGCCAAGCAAACCTATTCCCTATTAAAGATCTTAGAAGAAGTGATTATGGTCCTTCTGAACTTTGAATGTAGAAGCTGTAAGAAGGTGCGGCAGGGTAAAGTCCTTATCGAATTTACTGAATTACTGCCGCCCGGGCTTAAATGCCTAGAGTGTCAAAGCTGCGGAATCTTAGGTGTACAGCTCATAGATGACACGCCGATAAGTAGCACTTGATGCTTAGGCCCTTGACAATGCCAGTACGCTTCCATGCAGAGCGGCGCTGTGGCGCTGTATCGCTCGGCATAGCGCTTTTGCTAGAGCTATGTTTAATACTAAGTATTACACCTGCTAACGCCACCACTACACAAACTAAAGATGTAGAGCTATACAAGCTATATACACACATTAAATTAACTAACTCTAAAGAGTATAGATGTATTGAATTACTATGGACTAAAGAGAGTAACTGGAATCCTTTAAGTAAGAATAAAAGAAGTAGTGCGTATGGGATACCACAACTACTTAACCTAACTACTACTGATCCTTATATGCAGATAGATGCAGGCATTAAGTACATACGATCACGCTATAGCGATGGGTGTAATGCTTATACATTCTATAAAGTGAAAGGTTATTACTAATGGCTAAAGCAAAGGATGCACGTATCACTAGAGCTTATAAGAAGCTGCGCATCACTGTATTAGAGGCTCATGGTTACACGTGTGTCTATTGTGGCCAAGAAGCTACACAAGTGGACCACGTTGTACCGATCACTAAGGACCCATCACTGGGTATGGAAATTTCAAACCTAGTCGCCTGTTGTCGCCGTTGCAATATAGCGAAGGGCAACAGATCAGAGGCCGTTTTTTTAAAAAGGACGGCTAC